CTAGGTAGTCATAGATACCACGCTGTCCAACTAGCTCAAGCATAATGCTCTCTGCTGCTGACTTTAGCTCGTCTCTAGTGATCTTATCGTTTGGCTCAAATATATATGGTTTAGCTAGCTTAGTAAGCTGACCACGTAGGTAAACAACTAGACGAGCAACATTTACACGATCCAATGCACTTGCGTTAGAAGCTCTTGTCTTCTGTCCAAATATCACAATTCCAGCACCTGTTAGGAATGTTATTGGATTGATAGCAACGGCATAAAGTGTATCTCTCTGACCTTCATTAAGTGATATTGACTGCCACTCGCCTGTCATAGCATCTACATAACCAACTGATGTAGCGTTTGATACCTTACCGCGGCGTGTACCTGCTGGTGCAAACCATGGATAGCTTACTCCATCACTTAGTGCTATTGAACGTAGTACCATGTGGCTTGCCGGAACAACGATGTTGTTACCGTTGTTATCTGTAGTATAACCACTTGGATAGTATACACCTAGATACTCATCATAACTTACTAGTGCATCCTCACCGTTATCAACTGCTAGTCTTGCATTTGTACCCCAATCATTGATTGAAGTAGCATCGCTTGGTAGACGGAATGGTGTATCACCGATAACAAATGCTGTTTGCTTACGATCAATGTTTAAGTTAACCATATTTGCTATTAATTCAACATATCCTGGGCAAACAATTAGATTGAATGTACGTATCTCTGTTTCACGTAGTGATTGATTAGTGTCAACCATTGCCTTGAGATGCTTCACTACAACCTTACGTTGAGCGTGACGACCAAATAGTCCATGTCCGTCTGCTGCGTTTCCGCTTTCATTAACCCAACGATCTACGAAATAATCTTCTTGGCTTTCGGTATTGAAGCGGTAATTATCATGGTTTGGATCAATATAGTTGCGTATATAACGCTTTACATTATTACCGCTGCGACGTGTATTGAATAGTAGCATACCGCGTGGATAGAGATCTGGATCTGGAGCGTCGGGATCTAAGAAGTCACTTACTAGTAGATCTGTAATTGCACCAGGCTTATCACTGTTAGTTCCATTTACATTATTTCTAGCATCCGCAAATAGGACACCATCTTCAGTAGTTTGATCTTTATTATCTATAGCTACCCACTTTAGATTAAAATAATCATACTTGTACATAGCTGGATAGTTTTCTACATCTCCAGTATCAATCCAAATATCACCATTATTTAATGGAGTTCCATCACTTTGTATCTTTGGTTTTGTTGCTGTAATGATCGGACCATTTGGATCAGTCTTAAAATTCTCATCGGAACTATAATAAGGACTAGAATGATTTGGATTAGATGGATCATTGTATTGATAGCCGACCCATGTAGTTCCGTTATGTATCATGATATCAACTTGATCAAGTGTTTGATTATACCATAGTGTACCATCTGCTGGTCTTTGATTTGGAACAGTATTTGATGATATCGCTTTTAGTTGTTTCCAATTTGTAGCGACATAATCATGTGTATCCCCACCTGGAGCAGTATAAAGATTAGTTGTTCCAGAATTTGTTACATAATCATAAGGTATAAATCTTAACAATGATAGTGGATTATTTGTTCCGTCAGTTAAGCGGAAATCACCACCAATTTCGTGTCTAATAACTAATCTGTTACGTGAATCAACATTTGCGATTATGTTAGTTCCATCTGGCATCGCTGCGTTAATAGCTGCTGCTAACTCATTCGCATCACTAACAGAATGTGTTGCTGTGAAAGAAACTATTATATCAGATGATAAAGTTGCTTTACCTATCTGTGTTTCTGCTATTATAAAACTATATGTAGTTCCATTAACAAATGTTGTTCCTGTAATAACACCGCTAGTTATAGAAGTTGGAGCTGGAAGTTCACGACGGAATATAGTAAATGTTGCCTTTGGATTTAGGTCTTCGTCAACATTATACTGTACGTATAGTGCTCCTCTTGCGATATTTTGACCACCACCTGCACGGTCTAGGTTATATAGAGCAGCATTATTGTTAGGATATACAGGAGCAGGTATTATTACCCAATCATTTAGTGTAGAACTCCACTCCTTGACTATCCAATGTGCTCCTAGGTTTACGTTAGTAGTTTTGACCCATAAACTTCCGCTTGGACGTGGTGTTGGATCGTTGTACTTAAATCTAGGTATCTGTGTATGTGGACCAAGTGCTATCACTGGCTTATTATAGTTTCCTATAGCGATTCCAATTTGGCTTCCAGCTGCTGATGATTGCACTAATGATACAGGTGGGTTAACTCCGCCTGGTGCTTGTATCTGTATGCCATTTTCTGTAGAATCGCAATAAAGCTCTAATCTTCCAGTTCCTGCTGGTATAGCAGCAGTAACAGCACCATTTTGTATAATGCTTGTAACTCGTAGGGCTGGGTTGGTATTAGCTGCGGGATTACTACTGTTATTTTGTCCATTATTATGGAGTCCGTAAATTTCATTTAGTACACCATTGATATTGTTATAAGGTGCAGCAGGAACAGTTATTGTTGTTCCGCTGATTACCATAGCAGCACCGGCTGTTAGTGTTGGATTGCTCTTAGTAGACTGTATAGTTGGAATACTCTTAGTCCAATCAGGTGAACCTACTTCTACCCAATCGCCCATTTTGTTCTTATAATATAGAACATTCTGTAGACCTGCTACAACACAGTAATCGCCCATCTTGCCAATTGAGCCGAGCGGGGCACTTGTCTGTGCATCTAATAATGTTATATCTGTGATTACGATCGGTATCTTATTTGTGAACTTTTGTCCGCCACTAACTGAAGGAGGAGAACCATTCCATTCAAATACACCAAAATGTGTATCTCTAGTATCGAACCAATATGTGCCATCGTCTGGAGTTGCACTAGGAGCTGTTGCTGAAGGTACTAGTTGTCCAAGATCTAGATCTGAACGTACTACCCATGCTGAATTGCTAACACCTAGGTAGCTATAGGCTGCCTGTAGGCCATACTCATTAAGCTCACCACCGTGTATTGGATTCTGGCTTGAATCAGTGTAAAATAATGGAGTACCAAAGAAATCGCTTAGATCACGTTGGCTAGTTAGTAAGTATGGCTTACCTGCGTTAGCCTTTAGCGTTCCTACCGCAATGCCGGTGCCGCTTCCGTTCCTCTTGTTTTCTTTTGTAGATACTACGATTAGTGGTCTAGTACCTGGTTCTGCTGGTACGTAAAAGCTTTCGTCAATTACTTTTACTTCTACGCCTGGTGAATTTAATGCCATCTTGGATCTCCTGTATAACAGACTTCAATAATATTTAGTTGTTATAGGAGAAAATGGCGTTTATAGATACTTAAAAAGGCGCAGTAAAGGTATCTATCTTTATAAATAAAGGTAACTAAAGGTAAAATGATATGGATGAACGGAAACTATGTAAAATATGTAATTTTAATCTTAGAGCTATTAATTATAAGACAGCTGATAAGATCTATTATAGATCCATGTGTGATCCTTGTCTTCGTGTGCAAAAGAGAGGTCAAACTCCTCGCTGGATCAGAGAGGGATATAAGAAACGTGTAAAATGTGAAGCTTGTGGTTTTGTTCCTAAATATCAAGAACAGTTAACCGTACTAGACTATAGCAATACCTTCAAGACTCTATGTTTAAATTGCGAAGGTGCTGCTAAAGTCACCAATAGGATAGAAATTAAGAGAGGTGACCTAGAACCCGATTTTTAAGGTCTTCTAGTGTTCCGTTATTCTCTAACGTCTTATCAAACTTAGATCTAGCCCATTCCCATTCACTAGAGTGTATATGATTAGGTGGTGAGCCGCCTAACTGATATTGCACAAACCACTTAGGATCAGGACCACGTTTAACGCACCAAATCTCTCCGCCAATCTGCTTGATTAAATTGATTTCGTTAGGAAAGCGTGTGTCGGGGATAACGTAGTTCTTACCTTCTTCTATCTTGCGTTCTAGGCTAGCAATCCATATATCCTGATGGAAACCTGCTCGGCAAACTTCAGTACCCCACAACTGTAGAACTAAACGAGGAGTTAGATCAGGAATACCTAAACGCTTTGCCCACCATAGATCAACTTGTTCTCGCCATTCTCTGCTCTCAGCAGTAGATCCTTCAAGCAATTGTCGATCCCAACTAAACACAGCAGCCACAGCATCTTTTAGACTGTCAGCAAAACTGAGAGATTTGAATCCGCACATGCCTATCAGGACATCTGATACGGTTCCTTTGCCACTTCCGATTAATCCGCATATACCAATAATCATGTTTTAATAATAATATAGAAGTGTATTCTTGTCAACCTATAATGAAAGTGTAGCCGGCTCCGCCAGTTACCTGTGTAGCTAGTTCAGCTTCGAGGCGTTCTATGTCCGCTTTAGCTTCACCCTTGATAGCAGTCCCATTTAATGAACCACCACCTTGTGGACCTGCGATCTGGCTAAACTTTTCACGGGCCTCACCGATCATCATCTTACAAGTAGCTAGTGTATAATCTTTGAGCCACTGGTTAGCATAGATATCTTCTAATATAACAAAGTCTGGACGATAATTATATGTCCAGACTAATATCTGTTCTGTAGTATTTGGACGTTGTGTGATTGTAAGTTTACGTGTGCTTTGGTTGTAGTTATAATTAATAAAGCTACCAAACATACGACCAACCAGTTCTTGGTATTGGGCAAACATTTCATATGTTAATAGTCCGCCCATGTTAGAACTTGATAGCAAGTAAGTATTAGTGTAGGCCATGTTAAATGGTTCAAAGAGTGTGCCACCATCACCACCGCCTGATCGTGAACCAATGCTGCGACGGAATAACTGTCTCACACTTACAACTTCTTTAGGTAGCGTATATGTATTAACATTAACTTCAAGCGTTAGGAACATATAGCTTTCTTCAACTGAGCTATCACCACGCTGTCTATATTTGTTTAGAGCACGATCTAGAGCTGTCTGATAGTGTATAGGATCAAGTTCAAGATCGATCATACCCCCACCAAGCATTGCAGTAACATAATCATATACTTGTTGTTTCTTATCGTCTAGATTACTCATTCTATATTTACCTTAAATTACAATGCTGCTATTCTTGATTTGAAGTCATTAAAATCTGTACTATTTGCTACAGTAGTCTTTAAAGTATCTAAGCTTATTCCAGAGCCGGTTGATCCAGTATATCCAGTTGATCCTGCCGGTCCTGGAGGTCCAAAGGGTCCGCTTGATCCTGGAGGTCCAGAAGGACCACTTGGCCCTATAGGTCCAAGAGATCCAGGAAATCCAGTTGATCCAGTATAACCAGTTGATCCTGCCGGTCCCGGAGGTCCCATTGATCCTGTTGGTCCAGGAGGTCCTGAAGATCCTGGAGGTCCAGCAACATTGCTAGCTGACCCAGTATACCCCCCTGGTGATCCTGGAGGTCCAGCTACACTACTAGCTGATCCAGTAAATCCAAAACCACCTCTAGATCC